TTTTCTTTAGGATCAAGTGATCAGCAAGGACATACTACTATCAGATGAGAGTATAAACATTTCTATCACTTTATCAAAGGTGGTAACGATTCGATAAAAAGTATTCGTCGTGAAACTATGTTCATCAACGTGCTTGAAGGATTACATCCACTTGAAGCAGAAATTCTGACTCTTGTAAAAGATAAAAGACTTGGTGAGAAATATAAAATCACAAAAGATATTGTGAGTAAAGCATATCCTGATATTGTATGGGGGAATCGCTCTTGAACATGACAGAAAAGAAAACAAAACGTGTAGATTTCTGGACAAAAGAGGAGAAAGAACGCTCAAAAGAAAACTATTCGTGCGAGATATTAATTTCAAACGGAACCTTTGAGCAAGTTACTTCTCGTGAATTTCCAACTGATGCGTGTATCGTAAAATATCAAGTCGATAATGCAACGTGCTATGACCTAGCAAGAGGTTCGACATTTAAGTTGTTTGATATGTACTATGATAAATTCAAACAAGGATTGAAAACGATTGACTATGGTAAGGGAACTATTAGCCCAAAACTATGGGGTTACTCTTCACCACAGAACAATGGTAAGAAAAAAAGAAAGGGTGTAAACTAAATTGAACTTTTTTTTCCAAAAATACGGGGAAAAAAATCCCGCCAATTTTTTGGATCCTAAAGATTTTATAAAATTGTAACAAAAAATACAGAAGTGGTTGCATATATAGTAGGAATGTGTTAATATAAACACATCGTTCATCCAAATGATAGAAGTAGCACTACTCGCAACACTTCTCTCTGAACATAATGCTTCCCACTGGGAAATGTCATGTGCGGAGTGGAACCAAAACAGAATTGAGATACTTAGTGATAAGAATCTAAACTCTGACGCACACGAGTACCTTATTGACTATCTTCGTACGAAAGTCGAAGGTAACTGCGATGCTTTCATCATAGGACGCAAGTAAGCCGACTCGGAACGGGTTCGTTCATCCTCATGTACAATATTTTAGCAAAATTAATATTACTCGGTGCTCCACTTAATTGTGCAGATGCCAATGAGTTGCTGTCTTTAGTTAGACCTTTTGACCCTAACAGGTTAGAGATGACTAGAGTAATTATTGCACATACTGATCCAGTATGTTTTGAGGACGCAAAAGACGACTGAAGGAACGGATTTAAAAAGTCCAACTACTTTAGGAGAAAACCAAATGGCACAAGTCACATACCGTGGTGTTGTATACGACACCGATAGAAACAGATCACAGCAAACAAACAAGGTCGATCTAACTTACCGTGGTGTAAGACAAGAAAAAGAACTTACAAGTGTTAAATGATTGAGACTCTAGAGATATTAGTAGCATCTGCTATCTTTCTCACAATCATAAATGCTGAAATTCAGTTTCTATACAAGAAGGGTTGATACCCTTCTTTTTTTGTGCTATACTAAATAAAATGAAAATTTCTTATGGAAAGAGAAAAGTTAAAACTACTTGTTCGTAATTTAGAATTAGTTCTTGACTCTCTTAAAGCAGAGGTTTATTCTGATGTAGATGCTTATCAAAATTCAAAAGCATTTAATCCACCCAAAGATTACGATGAACTTTATGACGATGACGATGGCTATGCAGACTAATCGAGCGAAAAGACTCATAAAAATGCTTCAAAGACTTCTTAAACAAGAACATTTATACACAGATGATCAAATTAAGAGTATGAAATCACAATTAAAAGTGATAAAAGAAGAACTTGCCGTTGTTGAAGCAGAAAATTCAAAGGGATTTGGTAAATGAACGTAGCACTTATAAGCATCACACCTGATGCAGAGAAAACTATGGCACATATTGCCAGAGTATCTAATCCAAGTAATCAGGATAATCCAAATTATTCTGGATTACTAAAATACTGTATTAAACATAATCACTGGTCTGTATTTGAACAGTCTTCAATGACTCTTGAGATAGAAACCACTCGTGCCATCGCAGCACAGATTTTAAGACATCGTTCTTTTACTTTTCAAGAGTTTTCACAAAGATATGCGACTAGCACATCATTAGGTGACATAGAATTACCAGAACTTCGTAGACAAGATTTAAAAAATCGCCAAAACAGTATAGATGATCTAGATGAGAAAACGGTTGATAAATTAAATCGTCAAATGATTACTTTGTTTAGTTCTGCAACTTCTTTATATGAACAAATGCTTTCTCAAGGTGTTGCTAAAGAATGTGCTAGAATGGTATTACCACTTTGTACTCCTACAAGAATCTATATGACAGGTTCTTGTCGTTCTTGGATACATTATATTAATCTAAGATCAGCACACGGAACCCAGAAAGAACACATGCAAATTGCCGAAGCATGTCGCAAAGTGTTTACCGAACAGTTTCCTGCAGTATCCGAAGCCCTTGAGTGGGTCTAAATAACTTTACAAAACTTAAACACTTATGCCTACTTATCCTGTTAAAAATTTAAAGACTGGTGAACAAAAAGAATTATCTATGTCTATGAAAAAGTATGACGAATGGAGAAAAGAAAATCCAGACTGGGACAAAGATTGGTCTCAAGGTTCTGGAGGAGTGGTTAGTGGAACTGGAGACGTTTACTCAAAGACTGATGGAGGATGGAATGAAGTTCTATCTAAAGTAAGTCAAGTTCCAGGATCAAACGTAAAACCACAGAAAACCACCCATTTCTAATATGCCAGCTAAAAAAAGAAACGGAAACGGAAACTCTTCGGGGATTGGTAGCATGAGTGCCAAACAACTAAAAAGAAAGAAACCAATTAATACTGATGCAATGGTTGACATTCAACCGTTGACTAAAAATCAGGAGAAATTTTTTGAAGCTTACGAAAAGGGTAAGAATGTATTCGCATATGGATGTGCAGGTACAGGTAAAACATTTGTAGCATTATACCTTGCTCTTCGAGATGTTCTAGATCAGTTGACTCCATACGAAAAGGTATATGTAGTTCGTTCTCTTGTATCTACAAGAGAGATTGGATTCTTGCCAGGTGATCATGAGGACAAGTCATTCTTATATCAGATTCCATACAAGAACATGGTTAAGTACATGTTTGAAATGCCATCTGATCAGGACTTTGAAATGCTTTATGGTGCATTCAAAACTCAAGAGACAGTTGGATTCTGGTCTACTTCATTCATTCGTGGAACCACAATGGATAATTGTATTATATTAGTTGATGAAATGCAGAACTTGAATTTTCATGAATTAGATAGTATAATAACAAGAGTTGGTGAAAACTGTAAGATCATTTTCTGTGGTGATGCTGCACAAACTGATCTTGTGAAGACCAACGAAAGGAATGGTATTCTTGAATTCATGAAGATCATCTCTGCAATGGATCAAGATTTTGCTTCTATTGAATTTGGTATTGAAGATATAGTTCGATCAGGACTAGTTCGGAATTACCTCCTCGCTAAATCAACTTTAGGTATGTGATGTTTACTCATTTAGATAATTTAACAGAAAGTATTGATCTTGAAACAGTAGCAATAGACGGAACTAGATTTTATAAAGTTCCTTCTGGAAAAATGTATCCTTCAATCACATCTGTAACGAGTTTTTATAACCGTGAAATCTTCATTAAATGGAGAAAAAAAGTTGGAGAGGAAAAGGCAAACAAGATCACTAGGGAATCTACTTTTAGAGGAACTAAGTATCATGATTTGGTAGAGCACTACATGAACAATGAGGACATCAATGATTTGAATGTTCTCCCTTCTACAAAATTTTTATTCTTGCAATCTAAAAAACATTTGGATCGCATAAATAACATACACGCTCTAGAGAAGTCAATGTATAGCGACTATCTAGGACTGGCAGGTAGAGTAGATTGCATCGCAGAGTTTGATGGCGAGTTAGCGGTAATAGATTTTAAAACTGCAAACAAGATTAAACCAGAAGAATGGATTGAAAACTATTTCGTACAGGAAACTGCATACGCATGTATGTATTTTGAAATGACTGGTATTCCAGTTAAAAAGTTAATTACTATTATGGTGGCTGAAAATGGAGAATGTGTTGTCTACGAAAAAAGAAACAAAGGTGAGTATATTAAACTTCTTACCAAATACATTAGAAAGTTTGTCGATTACAAAACAGGAACACATGGCAAGTAAAGACAAGAAAAAAGAAGACAAACTTGATGATGTCATTAAGGAAAAATTCTTATGCAAACAAAGATTTACAGATGAGGTTGAGCAACTAGTAAAGACCTACAACTTTAACTACATTGATGCTATCATCACATTCTGTGAAGAGAATAAAATAGAACTACAAGCAGTTTCTAAATTGATTACAAAACCAATGAAGGAAAAGTTGAAGTATGATGCTATACAACTTAACTTCTTAAAGAAAACATCCAGAGCAAAACTACCTTTATAATGCCTAGTAAATCTGAATTGATGCACTACCGCCTACAGGCATGGATCAGAGAAAATAAATCAAATAAAGATTTAAAATATCTTGGATACAAACCTGATGCATGGGGAGTGAAACATCATTACTATAAGATAGCAAATCATGAAGTTTCTGTTGACATGATTGAAGACCTAGAACCAGTGGACGATGACACCGATTGAAGTATATAAAACATACTTAGCATTCAAGAATCATTTCACTAAGAAGAATTACGATTACTTCAAATATTGTGGTAAGACTAATGCATCAAAAGATGCATTTAATAAAAGGAAAGACAGATATTTTTTTGAAAGAATGTCTCGTAAGAAGAATGATGAAGAGATAAGGCATTATTTTCTTGCGAACTTTGTGGAGTGTGGTGATCCAGATGCTCTATGGATTGGTGATATAATACGAAATGGAAATGAATACCACAGTTCATGGTTAAAAAGATTTCAAGGTATGACATACCTATTTGAAAACGAATCAATGTTTATTAATAAGAATAACTTTGAAGATTTGTTTTCTATCAAAGGTCATTCGCATCCTGAGATACTAAAAAGATATCTTCAAGGTAATATATCAATTGAAAGTATGGTTATACTTGATGTGATGTTGAAGTATTCTAAGAAATTTGATAAAAAATTACTTGATCCTGTGTGGGAAACCGTAGGAATGAAAATTCAAAAGTATAAACCTTTCCTAAATATTAATGTGGACAAATTTAAAAAAATATTATTAGAAAGATTAAAATGAGTCAATTTTTTAACTCTGATGTAGTAAGGGATGCTGTAGTTGAGTTGTCGGAAATGCAACATAAAATTGTAATGCAAATGCAGACAATGCATATCATGACATCAGATCAAAGGAAAAGTCATCTCCAAGAAATGAAAGCATTTCTGGAAAAGCAAAAACTTTTTTTCTTTCGTATGAGTCTAGTCAAAGATAAAGAGGTAGATCTAATCAAACAAAAATTGATTGAGTCTGCTAAGATGTTCGGTTATGATGAAATCGATGATATGAACAAGTTCTTTGATAGATTAGATAAGACTATCAGTGAGATTGAAAGCAACATTGACAAATGCTAGTAAATGTTGTATAATATTAAAGTCCATATAAACAACAATCCTAATAAATCCTCATGTCATTCGCAAAATTAAAAAAGCAATCTAAAACAGGTTCTCTTACTGACAAATTAATTAAGCAGGTAGAGAAATTAAACGACAAAGGTAGTAATGTTGATGAACGTATCTGGAAACCAGTAGTAGACAAGTCTGGTAATGGATATGCAATCATACGTTTCCTCCCAGAATCAGAAGGTTCTGAATTACCTTGGGCAAGAGTATACACTCATGCATTTCAAGGACCTGGTGGTTGGTATATAGAGAACTCTCTTACCACACTTGGACAAAAAGATCCTGTCTCTGAGCATAACTCACAGTTATGGAACTCAGGTTCAGACGCAAACAAAGAAATAGCACGTAAGCAAAAGCGTAGACTATCATATTATAGTAACATCTATGTTGTAAGTGATCCAACAAATCCTGAGAACGAAGGTAAAGTATTCTTATACAAATTTGGTAAGAAGATCTTTGATAAAATCATGGAAGCAATGAAACCAGAATTTGCTGATGAGACACCTATCAACCCATTTGATTTCTGGGCAGGTGCTAACTTTAAGTTGAAGATTCGTAGAGTAGAAGGTTATCAGAACTATGACAAGTCTGAGTTTGATGATGCCTCACCATTATTTGACGATGATGATAAACTAGAGAAGATCTACAATTCATTATATGATCTTTCTGAGTTTACGACACCTGATAAGTTCAAATCTTATGATGATTTGAAGAAGCGTCTTGTATATGTTCTTGGTATGAATCAACCTACTAAGAAACTTGATCCAGAAGTTGCAGAAGAAGAAGCAACATGGGAAAGAGAACGTCGTGGAGACTATAGTGAAGCGACTCCTACTCCAGAA